ATTCCTAAGTCATAACTAACAATTACACCAGCAGACGGATCATAAGGTACATTTGTTATTCTTTTTTCTTCTTTTGCTGCTTTCATTTCTTGGGCATAATACGCGCCTTGTATTGCTGCCTCAAAACTACAAAGAAACTCTTGAGCAAATCTATCCTCGCCCATTGTAATTTTAGCTTCTTCTAATTCGTTTACATCTAAAATATCTGTTTCATCAGCTTTATACATTGCACAAAACCAATTATCATTAGTTTTAGCTTTGTTGTATATTTCCCAAAATTCATTTTTACCTTTTGGCGTTCCTATGAATGTTGCTTTACCTTGTCTGTCTGCTAGTGACGGTCTTATAACTGTAGGCCAAGCATTAGCGGGAAAATCTGCGGGTTCGTCTAGAACAACACTGTCAAAATATAAACCTCGCATAGCATCATAATTATCTGCACCAAATAATCTAAACCTTGCACCGTTTGGAAAATCTGCTCTTAATTCAGCAACATTGTATCTAACGCCTTCAATATCTTTTGTATATTCTATAAGATAATCCCACGCTATCGCTTTTGCTTGTCTGTAATATGGTGCAATGTAAGCAACTCTTACATTTTTTCTATCTGTTGTTAATGCTGTTTTAATTAAATCATTTATAGCTGCAACTGTTTTGCCAAATCTTCGGTGTGCAACAATAACAGCAAATCTTTCTTTTCTTTTGTGAAAGCTTTTTACTAATTTTCGTGGTCTATAATTAATCGTCCTCGTTGTCATCATCTAACCATTTATAAGCAACGACGTGTTCACCAGTATCTCCTGCACCCTCAATACGTTGTGTTTCTTTCCATCCTGCCCTTGTTTTTAAATAAAATATCTGTGCGCCGAGATCACCATTCCTTGCTTTTTGAATAAGATTTTGCGCTACGAAACCAACTGCTTTTGCTTGTCCCTTTTTATATAGTGCAGAAACCTCCTCGTCTCTGTCTAAAATATCAAAGAAAACACGCCTACTTATACCAAAATAATCAGCTATTTGTTCTGTTGTTAATACAGCCGCAAGCGTTTCTATCTCTTGTTTTTGTTCAGCGTTTAATTCTATTCTTGGTCTGCCACCTTTATTTTTTGTCATGACAATGCTCGTTTTTCTTTTGGCACATATAAAAAAGATGCCGTTAATCTATTTATTGCACTTGTTTCAGCTTTTTGTGTTCTTGCTGTTTTACTAAGTGGAGCCATTCTACTAGGTTTTCGATCCATAATCCACGCTTTTGACCTATGTCTGTGACCGATCATTGCAGGGTGTGATGTAACACTTCTAAATTTTTTGCCTTTTTTATGTAACCATTCACCAACAAACTCTGACAATCTGTTTCCTAATCCAAACCCTTGATAGTCAGGCAATGTTACAGTGCGATGTTCTTTCCAAATATTTTTTGTTACGGGATGCGGAAAAGCTAAAACAGCGGTAAACGCTGCAGGTTCGCCATCGAACAACAATATAAAACACGTTGATGCTGTACTCATGTCTGCACTTAAATAATGATTTCCTCTAAACATTCTCCAACAAGAATGGTGGCATCTAAAAATCTTGATTGTTGCTTTGGGTCGCCTTTGACACCTCCATGTAAAGTGTTCAGAAGATACGTCATAAATCCAATCAGGCTGTAACCAACCCTCTACATCATAATGACAAGTGACCGCGACAAATTTTTTATCTGTTTTCTTTATAGCTTTTTGTACTGCATGACTTCCTATTTTAGCCACGTTTCTGTCGACAACAGACGTAAATTCATCAAAAACAATAAGTTCTTTTTTTTCTGTTAAACATCTTGCAAGTTCGCATCTAAATTTCTGACCGTTAGATAGTGCCGAATAAGGCAATAACCAATTAGGAGGCGAAGAAAAACCAACGTGTGATAAAGCGTTTGTTATATCGTTTGCTGTCAAATCTTTATCAAAATCATCTAATAGTGAAGCTGAAGACCATTTATAACCGTTATGATAACAATCATCCCCAAATAAACGTTTTGCTATTGTAGTTTTGCCCGCCCCAGACGTTCCTACTATCAAACCAATTTGCCAGTCTTTTTCCTCTATAGGAATTTCAACATTCCATTCTTTACGCAGTTTTTTAGTCGGTGGAACGTCAAACATCCCTACAACTTTTTCCGTTCTAAAAGAAGGTTTGTAATCTATCTCAACTACATGGTTAAAATTCGGCACTTATAACCCTCCGCATTTAAAAGATTATATACTGTTTCTTGTTCGTTTTCATTTGAACATTCTACAGCAACCTCAAAAGTAGAATTTAATTCTTCTTGGTCAGGCAATTTATCATCGTTGCGTTCATCAAAAAGTGTGCCAAGTTCTTCTAAAGAAAACCCTGTTAGTTCTAAATCAAAATTTAAATCTGTTAATTCTTTAAATTCTATTTTTAATAAACTATCGTCCCACCCCGCATTTAATGCTAGTTTATTGTCAGCTATCACATAAGCTTTTTTTTGCGCTTCTGTCCAATTATTGGCTTGAATACACGGCACTTCTTTTAAATTAAGCTTTTTAGCTGCCAAGAGCCGCCCATGACCCGCTATTATTTCATTATCGCTATCGACTAAAATAGGATTGGTAAAACCCCATTCTTTTATACTTGCCGCTATTTGTGTAATTTGTTCGTCGCTATGAGTACGACTATTTCGTGCGTACGGTATAAGCGTTTCAATATCTCTGCGCTCTACCTTATCAGCAGGCCAAGACCGTCCATCCATGGGTGCGCCCTTTCTGTTGCTTGTGTATTATACTGAAAAAAATCCCCCGCGCAAGGCGAGGGAAGTTGGTGAGGTATGATAGTTCGTAAAAAAGCAGTAATAGCGAACCTAGTTCAAACAGGGAGGAGTTTGAAACCTCACGACCTGTATAGCATAATTTAATCATTTTTCATACGTTTCAAGTATTCTTTATAAGGTTCAAGTTGCTTTTCTGCCACAAGACCCGCTCTCATCATTTGCTCCGCCATTGCACCCATTATGTAATTTTCACCTACAGCTTCACCGTTATTTATTCTTTCTGCGTTTATTTTCAATTCGTTAGGCTGATACTTTTCAGGTGATTGTTCTCGAAATTCAGGACGTTTTGGAGCAATTATTTTTGCTGCTTTACTTATTTCTTTTGCTGTCGGCCATGTTCTAGTTTCCAAGTTACTTAATAATGTTGTCTCAAAATCAATAAACCACTGTGTATAATTTTGACTAGGTGCTAGTTTAATTATTTGATCACATAGAAACTCAGCTTCACTTTTCATGTTTTCATCATTGTTCTGCACTGCCCTAGGTGCATTTAATCTGCCTAGCATTTTTAATGTTTTTGTTTTTAATTCTTCATTTCGCATTTAACATTTCCCTTAAAACATTTTTTTGCAAATCAGCAAAATTTGGTGTTTTTTCATATTCATCATTCCATCGTTCTTGATTTAACCATGTACTAGCATGAGGCAAAAACTGTTTTTTTGTATCTTTATGAACATCAATAAAAACATCTAATCTTTTCATCATATCTTCAAAATCTATTTTTGTTAATGCTCTTGCAAAAACTTTTTGAGCGGGTGCTTTTGCGGTCTTTCTAGGGTACTTTTCCCAGAACTTATTAAACTGCTCTACAACAACATCTATAGAGCGAACTAATATAATAGGTTCATCTGATGGTTCTAATAATGGTTTATCTGAACCTTGTTCACTGGTTGGACTGAATGTCATTCCGTGGTAGGGGTGAACACCGTTCAGTGGTGGTCTAGTTGATGGCAATTTACTGACTATTTCTAAATTTATCTGATAATCTATTGTATAACCGTTTCGGCACTCTTTTTGCCCAGTCACTTTCAATATATTCATGGCAAGCATATCTTTTATATGTATTCTTACCGCACGACTAGACATTTCTAAGTCCGCTGCCATATTGCCTTTGCTCACCCAAATACCGCTTCCATCATCACTTGCTTTATCTGCCATGTACATAAGAATTGCTTTTTTAGTCGGTGAACCTATTAATTTTGTTTGAATTACATTTGAAACTAGGTTACTCATTGTTTTAGGTTACTCCTTGTAATCTATTAGTATTGCAAAATACTTCTTCTTTATTGCTTATAACCCTCAGAGTTGTGAAATCCTCTGGGGGTTTAGTTATTCTTGCAGATAATCAGACAATCTTTCAACTGTAGAAAATTTTGGATCTGTCTCATTGTTAATAATCTGATATAACACTGGTCTTGATACATTAGCATTTTTTGCAACAGCTGTTAAGTTTCTATCTCTTAACTTGTGTCTAATTTCATCAAGACTTAATACTGTCTTATTTTCCATTTTAACCTCTTCGTATTTACATTTAATTATTTTCTTCTTTACAGTACAGAAAAAATTAAGTAAAGTCAAAAAATAGCAAAAAGGAGAATTTATATGGATACTAAACGTCCACCACAAGTTGTTGTTAAACACGCTATAACTGAAGCTGTTTGGGAATATACACAAATGATAGATGAAGCCGAGGCTCCAAAGCACGAGCATTTTCCTACTGGTTGGCATAAGGTTATAGAGAAAGCTATTGATAAAGCTTATGACAATTATAACAGTAGTGAAATGGGTAAAATAGAAGTTGAATTAGAAAGGTTATCAAATGCCTTTAAATAAAGAAGAAAAGGAGACTATTTGGAAAGTATTTAGAACACTTAGAAGTACATCAAACCAAATTTCTGACTGTCAAGATTTGTGGTTGTCAGATGTAAGAGATATAGAGACTGCTTTTTGGTCTTTGTATCATAAATTTGATTTTATTAAAGAAAGAACTGAGAAAGAAACAAAATGACTAAAATTCCAGAAAAATTAAAAGATTTAATTACAGAAGTTGGCTTAACGGAAAGACAAGCAACTTGGAACTGTCACGGCACACCTGTCGTGCTACATAAAGCTTTAGAAAAAATAGCTAGTAAGCATAATATAGCTTTTGATGCTCCAAACATTATAGAAAGCAATATAAAAGAAAAGTTTGTTGCTATTTGTGTAACTGGACACATGGGCGATGCTACTGAATGGTCTATTGGTGAGGCTGCACCTTACAATACGACAAACAAATATCCTTACGCTATGGCAGAAAAAAGAGCAAAGGATAGAGTTATTCTTAAACTTGTTGGTTTGCATGGTGATGTTTACAGCGAAGAAGAAGCTGACGAATTTAAGAACCAGAAACCTAAAAGTAGTGAACCTAATCTAACTATTGATCAAGCTGAAAGAATAGATGCAATGTTGGAGTTTTATGAAGACTGCAATCTTGAGCGTTTTCTAGCCGCAGAAAAGAAATATGAAAAAGTTCTTAACATGGTTGGTATAGGCGAAGAAGAATATAATAAAATTGTCAAAGCGCATGACAAAAGAAAAGCGGAGTTGTATTCATGAAAAGTATAACCGCTGTAGGCTATCTGACCAAAGATTGCGAAGTTGTTGAAAACGAAAAAAGTTCTTTCGTAAAATTCTCTATAGCTGTTGATGATGGTTATGGAGAAAACAAAGGCACAATATTTTTTGGTGCAAGATACTTTAGAACAAAAATATCTCCTTACTTATTAAAAGGAAAACTT